CAAAAAACCTACAGAAATATAAAGATGAATATGAATTTATATAAAATCAAAATAATTAAAACAAATAAGATATGAAACAAACAGCAGTAGAATGGTTATTAACAAAAATACCTTTTGATGTTTCTTTAGAATTAATAAAAAAAGGCATAACTAAAGAAGCTAAAAAAATGGAAAAGCAACAGATTATTGATGCGAGATTAACTGCTCCATCAGAATTAATTACTTATTCTAAAACAACATATCTTGACGAAGCAGAACAATACTACAACGAAACGTTTAAACAACTATAGATAATAGTTATTATAGAATTAATAATAATAACTTTTTTAAATATGGAAGATAAAAGAAGAAACAACGGTGGTCATAAAACTGCAGGTAGAAAATCTAAAGTTGAAGAACAAAAGGTTAACAATATTTTTATCCAAGCATTAAAAGAATTATACAATAAAGAAACTGAAGACGAAACAAAGATTGCTTTTGTCAAAGGTACTTTAATGGAATCACAACGCGGTCAATTGTTTATTGCTGAACATATATTTGGTAAGCCAAAAGAAATAGTTGAAACTACTCACAATATTAACGACTTCAATATAAAAGATATATTCAAAATTGATAAGTCTAAATAACAAATACAATCTACTTGGTTCAGATAGTAGGTACTTTGTAATTACAGGCGGAAGGGGTTCAGGGAAATCATATTCTTTGAACTCGTTTCTGCTATTGTTAACTTATGAAGTAGGACACGTGATACTATTTACACGTTACACTTTAACATCTGCAAATGTATCTATCATTCCTGAATTTATAGACAAGATAGAATCAGCCGATTTAAGCAACGATTTTTATATTACCAAGGATGAAATAGTAAATCTAAAAACAGGGTCTAAAATCATATTCAAAGGGATTAAAACAAGCAGTGGAACACAAACTGCATCGCTAAAGTCTTTGGCAGGTGTAACTACTTGGGTATTGGATGAAGCAGAAGAACTAACTGATGAAGAAGTATTTGAAAAAATAGACTTCAGTATTAGAACAAAAGGTGTACAGAATAGAGTGCTACTTGTATTGAATCCTGCAACAAAAGAACACTTCATATACAAGAAGTTCTTTGAAGATAAAGGAATACAAGCAGGAAGCAATTTAGTTAAAGGCGATACTACTTACATACATACAACCTATTTAGATAATATAGATAATCTATCAGCTTCTTTTATAAGTCAAATAGAGAATATAAAAGATAGAAGACCTGAAAAGTACAAGCATCAAATACTTGGTGGATGGTTAGATAAAGCTGAAGGTGTTATTTTTAACAATTGGACAATAGGAGAATACAAGCAAGTAGGCAAGAGTATCTTTGGTCAGGATTTTGGATTTAGTAATGACCCTACAACGTTAGTAGAATGCAATATAGATAGTGCTAACAAAAAGATATACATTAACGAAAGGTTTTCTTTACCTGCATTAACTACATCACAGATTTACCAATTAAACAAGCAGCACTGTTTAGATAGTTTGATAGTAGCAGATTCTGCTGAACCAAGATTGATTTCAGAACTACAAGCTGCAGGTTTAAATATAGTACCTGCAATTAAAGGGCAAGGTTCAGTTACTTATGGAATAGCATTGTTACAAGATTACGATTTAATAGTTACACCTGAATCAATTAATTTAATCAAGGAATTGAATAACTACTGTTGGTTAGAAAAGAAATCTAATACACCTATAGACGCACATAATCACTTGTTAGATGCATTAAGGTATTCAGTTAGTTATCAGTTAGAGAATCCAAATAAAGGAACATATTACGTTTACTAATGAGTTACGGAGAAATCATAGCAACTATACAATGCTACATTCATCACATTAAAGGTATTGAAGTAGTAATTAACTTGCCAAGAAACATTGGTGAGATTAAAAAGATGCAAAAGATGTATCAAGTAGCACAAGAGTATTTAAGGGTATAGCATTAAGATATATTTTTGTTTTAAGGGTATTGCCTGAAATGTTAAAGTTTTGTTAAAATTTCTAAAAAGTTTTGTATTGTTAATAACTGATGTATATTTGTAACAACAAACAAACAAACACAGAAATTATGTACAACACTTACACTACTAAAAACGGACAACAACCAAGAGTTTGGAAAGGTTTAAACGAAAACGAAGAATTAGTTTGGCATACATTTGACGCAAGAGAAGGTGATACTTTTCAATCAGAAACTTATGCTGAAGCAATTAAAGTTTGGATTGACTTAATGCCTTTATTAAATAAAAATCAACAACAACAAATGTTTAACAGTTAAGAAATGGAATACTACGACTACCAAAACGAATATCCTGAAAACGAATGCAGGTATTGCGGTGAAGCTTGTGAAAAAACATATTGTGATAAACAATGTGAACGAGCAGATGAAGATTAATTAGGTTTTAAATATGTTGGTTAATTAGGCGGTCAGAAATGGCTGCCTTTTTTGTGTTTAATACAATAATAGAAAATGTTTATTTATAACTAAAACAAATACGAATGAAAATAGAATTAACAATACCGACTACGCTAAACGATATTAAACTTGCACAGTATCAAAAGTTTCTATCTATAGCAAAAGACAATGAAGAAAGCGAATTCTTGCAGCAAAAGATGGTGCAATTATTTTGTGGTATAGATTTAAAAGATGTGGCTTCAATACGCTACAAAGATGTGGCTGAAATTACTGCTAACATTAATAATCTATTCACAAAGGAGAATCACTTTATACAACGCTTTAAAATGGGTGGTGTAGAGTTTGGATTCATACCTAACCTTGACGAAATGTCTACAGGTGAGTATATGGATTTAGATACTTATATTACTGATTGGGACACTATGCATAATGCAATGGCAGTATTATATAGACCGATTACAAATAAGTTAGGCAACAAATATCAGATAGAAGAATACAAAGGTTCTGTGACGTATGCAGATGTAATGCGACACGCACCATTAGATGTAGTTTTAGGTGCTATGGTTTTTTTTTACAATTTAGGGAACGACTTATTGAAAAGTACGATAAACTATTTGGAGGAGAATCAGGAAGTGCAGAATATTCTGACCAAGCACAATTTGGAAAACGTTGGGGATGGTATTCAAGTATCTATGCTCTTGCTCAAGGAAACGTTAGAAGATTTGATGAAGTTTCCAAGTTACCAATCACACAAAGTTTAACTTGGCTAACATTTGAAAAAGAGAAAACAGAAATAGAAATGAAACTAATAAATAAAAAATAATGAAAGGATTTTACGAAATAAGCCAAGCTATCAAGACTCAATTAGATGACGATGCTTTTGTAAATACAGTTACCATTGGTGATATATTTAAGATTGACTTGAATAAGCAAACCATATTCCCTTTGTCGCACATAATGATTAATTCAGCTAACTATAACGGAAAGACTTTTAACTACAACGTTTCTGTTTTGTGTATGGATATAGTAGACGAATCAAAAGAAGCTACTACTGATTTGTTCAGAGGTAATGACAACGAGCAAGATGTATTGCATACACAAGAAATGGTTGCAAGAAGACTGCTTGAAATGTTAAATAGAGGTGACTTATATGACGATGGGTTTCAATTAAGCAATGGTTCAGCTAACATTGAATACTTTGTAGACAGATTTGAAAACAAGATTGCAGGTGTTACAATCAGCTTTGATGTAATGACTTTTAACGATATGACTATCTGCTAAAATGGCTAACGAATTACAAAATGTAAACGATGTATTAAAACGCTTTAGGGATTATGTGATTCAACAATCAAGAAGTAATCTTACTAAAGGTGGTAAGAACGTTTCTAAAGAACTATATAACAGTTTGAAAGGCGAAATACTTACAGAAAATAACTATTCAGTTGTGGGCTTTTCTATGGCTGAATATGGACAATTCCAAGACCAAGGGGTAAGAGGGAAATCAAGTTCAATGAAAGCTCCAAATAGTCCTTTTAGATTTGGTAGTGGTACAGGTAAAAAAGGTGGTTTAACTAAATCAATATTACAATGGGTAAAAGCGAAAGGTTTTCAATTCCGCAACAAAGAGAATGGGAAGTTTATGAGTTACGAGCAGACAGGGTATCTTATTACTCGCTCTATTTTTCACAAAGGAATTAAACCAAGTTTATTTTTCACTAAACCATTTGAAGCAGGTTACAAGAAATACATAGATACTGATTTAATGAAAGCATTTAGTCAAGATGTAGATACAATAGTAGATTATAATTTAACAAATACAAAATGATAATATATTCAAGAAGTCCTTACTTCATAACAGTAAATGAATCAGGTCAAGTTGGTTCTAAAATAGAGTTAAGAATTTGGAATGGAACAGGAGCAGCACCAACACCTGCAACTTACACATTCAGTAAATCAATTGCTTCGGTTACTCAAACTGAAAACGTTTACAATATTAGTCCATTCGTAAAAGAATACATTGACAACGTAGCACCTATATATGCTGCAGGAGAAACAGATTCTACTACAATGTGGGCAAACGTGCAGGTGAAAAGATATAAAGAAACTTCAATAGGTTCTTACACTTTAATAGACACAGTTACTTATTTAGGTACAAATGGATATACTGCTTTTACTGATGGGTACAATTACACCAATGCGTCAAATACTTTTATGCTATTATCAGATAATGCTAAAGAAGTTAAATACGATATTAATAAATCTATTCCGTATGTTA